AGTCTTAGAGACATATAGCAGCCAGGTAGCAGTAGACGAGTTAGCCATAGCAGCTAGCATTAAAAAATGGGCAGATATGTATTTTCCGCGTGTAGTTTGTTATGACAAGTACACAACAGCATCTATAGCACAGCGCCTACAAATGGCAGGTATTCAAACGCGAGACGTATCAGGGCAGGCGTTTTATACTGCCTGCTCAGACTTTCATAACGCGCTTACTAATAATCGCATACGACATAGCGGCCAAGATCAGCTCGTCCAACAGATGCAAAACTGCGCGGCAAAAACTAATGACAGCAGCTGGCGTATTGTCCGGCGTAAGTCGGCAGGGGCAGTAGATATACCTATCGGCCTTGCTATGGTTGTACACGTCCTAGCACAGCCTGTTGGTGAGGTAAAGGTCTACAGTTAGACACGCCGATACGCAAATGTATCGTTTTGCCTGTGGATAACCTACAATCTTGGCTATGGGGTTACTACAAACGCTAGGCATAACAAAAAGAGATGTTACAGCTCAGTTAATGCCGCCTGTAATGAATACAGGCTATGGCGTAGGCGTTTATAGTTTTGGCGGCTTGTATGGCACAGGAATAGGCGCACCTTTTATAGATCGCAATACTGCGCTACAAGTACCTAGTGTTGCACGCTGTCGTAATCTTATTGCAGGCGTTATATCTAGTATTGACCTTAAGCTGTACAAAAAATCTACAGGCGAACAGCTAGAGTCTCCGCTATGGCTAGATCAACCTGACATACGCCAGCCGCGTAGTGTAACTATTGCATATTTAGTAGATAGTTTACTGTTTTATGGGGTGGGGTATCTCCGGGTTACCTCTTTGTATGCAGATGATGGACGGCCTAGCGGTTTTGAATGGATTTCTAATTCACGTGTAACAGTTACAACAAATAAAGATGGCACGCTTGTAGATACTTATGCGGTTAATGGTGTAGTCGTACCTAGCAGCGGAATTGGCAGCCTTGTCACTTTTCAGTCTTTGTTACCTGGTGTATTGGATACTGGCGCTCGCACAATACAGAGCGCAATAGATGTACAAAAAGCAGCTAGCGTATCTGCTAGTACACCTATGGCTACGTGTGTAATTAAAAATAGCGGTGCAGATTTACCAGAGGCACAGATCAGCGGTTTACTAGCTGCTTGGAAAGCTGCACGTGCGTCACGATCAACGGCATATTTAACTAGCACTTTAGACGTGCAAAATATTGGCTTTAGTCCTAAAGATATGATGTACAACGAGGCTAGCCAGTACCTAAGTACAGAGATAGCGCGTCTTATGAATGTACCTGCTTATTATATTAGTGCAGACATGAATAACAGCATGACGTATCAAAATATTTTAGACGGCCGCAAAGAGTTTGTAGCTTACAGCTTGCAGCCTTATATAAGCGCTATAGAAAATCGTTTCTCAATGGATGATCTAACACGTCATGGCAACGTTGTTAAGTTTGCTATAGATGACACTTTCCTACGCGCTGATACAGCTGCGCGACTAGATGCAATAGAAAAGATGCTTACTCTTGGCCTTATTGACTTAGAGCAGGCACAACAGATGGAACAATTAACACCTAACGGCATGGGAGATGTAAATAATGATCTTAACATTTAGCGGTGTTGTACAAGCTGTAGACAGCGGCGAGCGCCGCACAATCGCTGGTAAAATTGCCCCTTATGATGGCGAGATCGGCATGACAAGTGCCGGGCCTATTGTTTTTGCTAAAGGCAGCATTACAGCTGAGAACACAAACAAAGTAAAACTTTTAATGCAACACGATACAGGCCAACCTGTAGGACGTATGGTAACTATGCAATCTACAGAGGACGGCCTATACGCAAGTTTTAAAATCAGCGCATCAACGCGCGGTAATGACGCAATTTTGCTAGCCCAGGAACAACTTATGGATGGCCTATCCGTTGGGGTTGAGGTAATCAGCTCTGAGCCAAAAAAAGGTTATCTCCTGGTCACAGCGGCAAAGCTGCGAGAGGTCTCCTTAGTGGAGTCGGCCGCCTTTCCAAGCGCCGCTGTGCAAAGTATTGCCGCTAGCCAAAGCGAAGCGACAGAGCAAGACAAACCAAACCTAACCGAAAGCGAGGCAGCTGTGACTACAGCCCCTGAAACTCCGATCGAGGATAAAGCCGAGGCTGCACCTGTAGTAGAAGCAGCTCGCGCGATTATTCGTCCAAGCGCGCTAGATAGCCAGCGCGTCCGCACACCTATTGTAAATATGGGTACTTACACAGAGCATAAAGTAAAAGCAGCTCTAGGTAATGATGAGTCTAAACTATATGTAACAGCTGCAGATGATAGCTTTGCTACTAACCCTGCATTTAATCCTACACAATACCTAAGCGAGTTTATTACTAATACACGCTTTCCAAGAAGCGCCATAGATGCTTGTAGCCGTGGGATTTTGCCATCTACCGGCACTACAATAAATGTGCCGTCACTTGTAGATAGTAATGGCGGATTAAGTGGCGTTGCACCTACAGTAACTGTAGAGGCAGAAGCTGGCGCAGTATCTGATACAGGTATGGTTACACAGTATCTATCAGGTACTGTAAATAAGTACTCAGGTATGAATACACTCAGCGTAGAATTATTGGAACGCACAAACGATCCTAATTTCTTTAATGAGCTTACAAACCAGCTACAGGTTGCATATATGAACGCAACAGACGCAGCAGTAATCTCTGCAATTAACGCAACAGGATTTACAAGCACAGGCGTAGCTGCTACAGCAGCCGGGCTTATCTCATACACAGCTGAAAGCACAGCCAACGTTTACAAAAACAGCGGCTACTTTGCACAAAACTTTGTAGGCAGCACAGGTATCTACAACCTACTACTAGGCGCTGTAGACACTACTGGCCGTCCAATCTTTAATGCTTACCAGCCAAATCCATCATCACTAGCTAACGCTGGCGGTATGGTTAGTAACAACTCTGTACGCGGTAACGTGCTTGGCTTAGACCTATACGTAGATCGCTTTATGACTGCCGGAGTAGCTGATAACTCAGCATTTATTCTTGCACCTGAAGCATTTACAGTTTATGAGTCTCCACAGGCTTATATGTCCGTCAATGTCGTAAGCAACCTACAAGTACAGATCGCTATTTATGGTTTTATGGCCACAATCGCCAAAATCCCTAATGGCATTTGCCGTTTGAATATCGCCTAATAACCCACTAATAGTGCGCTAGGGCATATTTAGCCCTTTGCCCTAGCGCACCTAGTAAGAAAGGTAAAGAGATGCCAGCCACGTACGTGACAGCTGCAACGCTAAAGGCCAGCCTGGGCGTAGGCACTCTTTATGATGCTCAGACTTGGATCGAGGATACCTGCCAAGCAGCAGAGGATTTAATTAACAGTTTTTTAGAGTTTGATTATGCACCTGTTGTAGGCACAGCTCTTGTAAGTAACGTTGCTACTGTAATGCTGGCTAACCCTGGATTATTTACTACAGGCGAAACTGTGGCGATCTCAGGGGCAGGTAGCACCTTTAACGGCAGCTACACAATTACAGCCACTCTACCTTTTAGCACAGGCACTACAAACCTACTGCCAGCCTTTAATATGCAGCTTAACTATTACCAGCCTGCACGCGGCTACAGCTTTATACAATATGCAAAGGTTGCAGCAGATCAAAACTTTAGACGTGTCAAGCCATACGGCAGAGCAGTAGGGGCAGACACAAAAACTACTAGCTACGCAACTACACCTGCTATAAATGCAGCTGCTCTTATGCTAGCCGAAAATATATGGACCTCACGCTTTAGTACACAAAACGGCGGCACGAGCGTAGACGGCTATAGCCCTAGCCCTTTTAAAATGAGCAATACCCTTATGGCATCTATACGCGGTTTGCTAGCGCCATACCTTAGCCCTAACACAATGGTCGGCTAATGCCAGCGCCTATAACTACCCTGCGTAGCACTATCGCAGCAGCTCTAGCAGATGCTAGTTACTCTACTTTTGCCTTTCCACCTAGCACAATGATCGCTAACAGCGTGATCGTAGCCCCGGCTGATCCATACCTAACGCCTAGCAATAATAGCAAAGCAAGCATCTCGCCTTTAGCAAACTTTAAAATTATTGTAACTATTCCTATGTTTGACAATGAGGGCAACCTACAAGGCATAGAGACAACCTTTTGCACAGTATTCAATAAGTTAGCTGCAAGCTCTATTGTGTTTAACGTGACTGCAGTATCTGCCCCTAGCGTTTTAACTGTGGCAAGCGGTGACTTGCTTACAGTAGATTTACAAATATCCATACTCAGCAGCTGGACATAGGAGACAAAATGGCACTTACAGACGAGGAAAAAGCGTTTTTAATCAAAATTGGCCAAGACCTGCCAAAAGAGATTAAAGAAACCCAACCAAAAGAAACAACGACACAGAAAGTAGAGGAATAGCCTCATGGCAATTTTCTTATCAAACGGCGTAGTGGCTACTCTGAACTCAGTAGTCCTCTCAGATCACGTTACAAGTGCAACAATTAACCGAAGCTTTGACGAGCTAGAGGTAACAGCTATGGGCGATAGCGCACACAAGTTTGTAAAAGGCTTGGAAGCAAGCACCATTACTTTAGACTTTCTAAATGATGATGCTGCATCCGGTGCAGGCTCAGTACGCGCAACTTTGCAGGCTGCCTGGGGTACAACTGTGCCACTAACGTTAAAGCAGACAAGCGCTGCTGTATCAACAACCAATCCGCTATATAGCACTACAGTTTTGGTAAACAATACAACCGACATCAACGGCGCTGTCGCTGATGAAAGTATGCAAAGTTTGTCCTTTACCTGTAACTCTCCAATCGTAATTACAACCGCACCATAACTAACTAAGCAAAGGGGCTAAGACAATGGCAAGACTAAAAATAACAAGGGCTGACGGATCGGTGTCTGAGCATCAGATAACGCCGCGTATTGAGTATGCCTTTGAGCTGTATGCAAAAAAAGGCTTTCATAAAGCTTTTAGAGATGACGAAAAGCAAAGTGATGTTTACTGGCTAGCCTGGGAGTGCATCCGCACAAGCGGCGAAACTGTACCTGTCTTTGGCGCAACGTTTCTAGAAACTTTGGCAAAAGTCGAGGTAGTAGACGATAACCCTTTGGAGTAGTGGGGCGCGGCAGCTTTGGCTACGTTATCGCGCAGATCGCCGTAGAGACAGGTATCGCGCCCCAGGCTTTATTAGACTTAGATAGCACAATGTTTGCTAATGTTATTAAGGTATTAAACGACAGATCAGAGGATATAAAAAATGCCAACAGAGGTAAAAGGCGCACTTGAGCTACGCAAGGCACTTAAAAAGTTTACCCCTGACCTGGCTAAAGAAACTCAAAAAGAATTAGGCGCTTTGCTAAAACCTATAACACTCAAGGCACGCGGTTTTATACCTGGCGATGCGCCTTTGTCCGGTTGGGGCAAGGCAAGTGTAAATGGACGCTTTCCAGAGTGGAGTAGCAACGCTGCAAAGCGCGGCATAGGTTACAAAACCACTCCATCTAGGGTTAATAGATCAGGTTATAGAGCGCTAGCGCGTATTGTAAACAACAGCGCTGCCGGGGCAATTTATGAGACTGCTGGCCGTGTTAATCCACAAGGGCGCGAACAAGCGCCAGTATCTAAAGTTTTGTTACCTGGCCATGCTAATTTTGGTAAGTCAATTAGATCAGGCACTAAGACACAATCTAAGAGCAATAACCCTAATGCAGGTAAGCAATTTATAGACGCCATAAATAAATACGGCCAAATAGTAGACGCTAATAATCAGGTAGGCGCTGGTCGCAGATCGCGCAAAATGAAAGGCCGAGCCATTTACAGGGCCTGGGCTGAGGATGGCGGCAAGACTAACGCGGCTGTACTTAAAGCTATAGCCGAGGCTAAAGTTAAGTTTGATGCAGCAGTAGGCAGACGCTAATGGCCGATCCAGCATTAGTTATAAGTTTAGCCGCTGAGTTTGTAGGCAAGCCTGCATTTAAGCAGGCAGACACAGCTACGCAAAAACTTAGCAAAGGCGTTAAAAGCCTTGCTAAGAGTATTGGCGTGGCTTTTAGTGTTACGGCAGTACTGGCATACGGCAAGGCGGCAGTTAAGGCTGCAGCAGCTGATGAAAAAGCACAAAAGCAACTAGGACTAGCTCTTAAAAATGTAGGGCTTGGGCGCGATGCTGCAAGCTCTGAGGCTTATATACAAAAACTACAAAGTGAGTTCGGCATAGTAGATGACAAGCTGCGGCCGGCCTATCAGACTTTAGCGATAGCAACACGCTCATCTAGTGAGGCACAAAGATTACTTAATTTAGCCTTAGATATAAGCGCCTCTACTGGCAAGGACTTATCCTCAGTCACAGGCGCGCTCTCAAAGGCTTTCTTGGGTAATAACACAGCTCTAGGTAAGTTAGGCGTAGGCATATCAAAGGCTGATCTTAAAGCTAAGTCTTTTCAAGAAATAACAGACGAGCTTGCTACAACTTTTGCAGGATCGGCTACGGCTGCCGCTAATACTTTTCAAGGATCGATGGATAAACTGGCAGTTTCCTCTGCAAATGTTCAGGAGATTATTGGTCAAGGTCTTATAGACGCATTTAAGATGCTAGGCGATGACGGCAGCGTAGATAATTTAGCAGTACAGATGGAAAGCGTAGCTTTATATATTGCAGACAGTATTAGAGGCATAGGCGTTTTAGTAGGTTATATACAAAGTGCCTCAGATGCAGCAGCTAAAATACCTGGTTTAACCAAAATTACAGATGCTTTGCTAAAACTTAGCCCTTTGTTTGGTGGCATAGCTGGACTTAATGCACTAGGGTCTAAAGCTGCTGCTGAGGCGGCACGTACTGGCGATACTGCCCAAGCTCTAGCACATTTAGCAGAGCTAGAGTCTCGGTATGCAAACGTCACTTTAGCCACAAAAAAGAAAATTACAGCTGAGGAAGCAAAGCAGCTTAAAGATAAAAAATTAAAACTGGCGATAGATAAGGCTAACTTAGCTTTAGGTAAGGGCAGCGATGTTTTTGACTTAGAAAAGATACAGCTAGCAGCGGCAGAAAGAAACGCAGCTGAGCAACTAGGTAAGGTAACTAGCCAAGCACAACTGCTACAGATTACAAACGATCTAGCTCGCCTAGAGGTTAAAAAATCTATTTTGGCCTTAGAGGATGCAATAAAAACAAACGATGTAGCAGCTATTACTAATGCAACCGCTAAACTAAATGCCGATCTTATGGTGCTAGGTGTTTTGACTGGTCAAAAGGTAAAACTGACTGAGATTAAGGATATTCTTGCAGCTATTGTGCCTAAAGATTTAATTAACTTAGGCAACTTAGATGCTGCTATTGCTAAATTACTTATGATCGCCTCTTTTGGTGATGGTAGCGGCATGAAAAGCCACGCTGCCCCTATTTTAGGCGATCCTAATGCTAGCCCTAAAGGTTTCCCTAGTGCTGCTGGTATAAATGCTGCTCTCGTAGCAGGTAGCTTTGTGCCTATTGTTCCCGGTACAGGCGGCGTATATGGCGGCTCATCTCGCGCCGGTAATTATGCGCCTAGTGGTTTCCCTGGTGCTGGTGGCGTAACTGTCATAGTCAATGCTGGCACTATCGCTGCACCGGATGATCTAGTAGTACTTATTAAAACAGCTATACAAGACCTTAACAGGGCCGGAGACTCTACGACTTTTGCCGGGGCTATAGCATGACAGTACCTATACTTAACGCCTTTATTAACTTTTCTACAGGGCCAGCTACCGCCCAGTCAATGATCCTAGATCAAGGCGTGTTAGATACAAACGTGCTAGCAGACAGCGTGGCAGTTATCGTAGACGTGTCTAATCAGATAGACAGACTTACAACAAACAGAGGCCGTAACGCGCAAAGCGACCAATTCCAGACAGGTACGCTTACCCTGCGCATAGTAGATCAAAACGGCGATTTTAACCCTCAAAACCCTAACAGCCCCTATTTTGGTTTGCTATCGCCTATGCGTAAAGTATCTATAAGTGCTACTTACGCCAGCGTTACCTATCCGATCTTTAGCGGCTTTATTACTAGCTATAGCACGACTACGCCCCTTAACGCTTTAGACGTTGTGTATACGACTATTACAGCTGTAGATGCTTTTAGGCTTGCACAAAACGCACAGATCGCAACTGTCGCAGGTACAAGCGCAGGGCAGTTATCCGGCGCGCGCGTTAATGCTTTGCTCGATGCTATTGACTGGCCTGCCTCTATGCGTGACGTAGACGCTGGCTTGACTACTTTACAGGCAGACCCTGGCACAGCTCGCACAGCCCTACAAGCCTTGCAGACTGTTGAGATAAGCGAATATGGCGCTTTGTACATAGATGCATCCGGCAATTTTGTATTTCAAGATCGCGCTCTAACTGCTAGCTCTGTATCTGCGCCAGCTGTTGCCTTTAACGATAATGGCACAGAGATAGGTTATAGCAACGCCGTATGGGTACTTAATGACTCTTTAGTCTATAACGAGGCTAACGTGACGCGCACAGGCGGCAGCGTACAAACAGCTAGTAATGCCGCTAGCATTACAAAGTATTTTCTACACAGCTACAACCAGCAGAACCTACTTATGCAAACAGACGTTGTAGCCCTAGATTACGCACAGGCTTACGTTGCTAGCCGGGCGGAAACTAGCGTTAGGTGTGACGCCATAACCCTAGATTTATACACAAATAACTACAACCTAGGCATAATTGCAGCCCTTGATCTAGATTTTTTTGACCCTATAACTATTACGACTAATCAGCCAGGTGCATCTACCTTGAGCAAAACGCTACAGATTTTTGGCGTGGCTATGAGCATAAGCCCTAATAGCTTTAAGGTAACATTTACTACGCTTGAGCCTATTATAGATGCTTTTATTTTAGACGATGCAATATACGGACTGCTTGACAGCGGCGTACTGAGTTACTAAGGGGTAAAAGACACAATGGCTAAACAGACCTTTACGACTGGTCAAGTGCTAACTGCTGCACAAATGACAAGCCTGCAGCAGACGGCTATGGGCGGTGGTTCAACTACAGCTAAGACTGCTAGTTATACCTTAGTAGCGGCAGATGCTGGCACAGTAATACAAATGAACAGCGCCAGCGCTACAACCATCACAGTTAATACGGCACTTTTTGCAGCTGGCGATACTGTACAAATTCAAAATATAGGCGCTGGCGTATGCACAGTAACGGCAGGCACAGCAACAGTAAACACAGCAGGATCACTAGCACTTAGCCAGTATGAGGGCGGCCAGCTTTACTTTAATACAACAAGTGCGGCGTTATTCTTTGATATTGTGCAAAGTGCAACAGCTTCATTTACTACATCTTTAGCAACTGTGGCAACAGATCAAACAACTACCTCTACCAGTTATACAGATTTAGCAACTGCTGGCCCGGCTGTAACAGTAACAACAGGGACTAAAGTTCTTGTCTCGGTTAAAGCGTCAATGGCAAATGGTGCGGCTTCTACTGGTCAATTAATGGGCGTGGCTGTATCTGGCGCAACAACACTAGCTGCTTCTGATACTTATGCGGCTGGATATAAGTATATTGCTACTGTTAATTTTCAACCTGTATTCGCTGCTACATTTTTAATAGAAGGCTTGACCGCTGGATCAAATACTTTCACAGCCAAGTACCGCAGCGCGACAGGTGACACAGTTTATTTCAAAGAGCGCATGATCTCAGTCGTAAATTTAGGGAGTTAAAAATGACAACGACAAGTAAAAAAATTAACCTGTCACAATTAGATGCAGAGTTAGGCGGTAAAGGCTTAATTGGGGACTTTAATGATCCGGGTAAAAAACTGGTATTGCCCGCAGAAAACTCAGATGTAACAGAGGCACAGCTCGAAACTGCTATAGCTGCTCATGTCGCAAAATTTATTGAGCCTAGCGTTGCAGATAAATTAGCAAGCGTTGGATTATCTGTAGATGATCTAAAAGCAGCTCTAGGGCTGTAATGGAGACTAGCTACAACGGCTGGCCTGCATCTAAGGATCAGGCCGAGATAGACATACAGACTTACCTTGTGCCAGGCACAGATCGTAAGCTGCGTTGTGCATCTGCTGTAGCACCCTTGCTAATTGGCTTTGCCTCAGAGTTTCACCAGCTGATAGAGCCGATAGATGCAGGTACTTTTGACGATTGGGGCTATGCCTACAGGATGGTTAGAGGCAACCCTACAAAACTATCGTGTCACTCATCCGGCACAGCTATAGACCTCAATGCTACAAAGCATCCGCTAGGCAAGTACGACACTTTTTCAGCAGAAAAAGTACCTATGATCCGCGCATTAGCTAAAAAGTATGGCCTCAAGTGGGGCGGAGACTTTAAGACTAGGCCCGATGATATGCACTTTGAGGTAAATATTGGCCCTGCAAAGGTTGCAGAGTTAATTACAAAACTAGGGCTAGAAAAGGGGCAATAAATGAAAGAGCAACTTACGGCCGCTGGCCTGTCATATCTACGCGCAGCTCTATCGTGTGTAGCAGCTTTATATCTTGCAGGCATCACAGATTACAAAGTCTTGGCCAATGCTTTTATAGCAGGCCTTATAGGGCCTTTGATGAAGGCTCTAGCGCCTAATGAGAAGCAGATCGGCATAGGGGCTAAGTAAATGGACGCGCAGGCATGGATAGCACTTGTAGTGGGCCTACTGGCTATCCTGTCTGCGCTCTATGCCACTTTACGCTTTCTTGTAAAGTCAATACTGGCCGAGCTACTGCCGGACAATAACGGCGGCCACAACCTGCGAGGACGTGTAGATCGCATAGAGGTCAAGGTAGATAAGATTTACGAAATGCTTATAGAGGCTAAATTAGCGCGCTAGCGTGTCGCACTTGTAATTTGTCAGATGCTAGCCCCATACTATTACTACAAACGCTGAGTGGGCTAACTCGGATAGTAAGCACACTCGGCCTTACGTTAGGGGCTAAGTATGAACAGTTTAGACTTTTTAATAGCATTAACACTAGCTGGCCTAGTGTGTAGCTTTGTGGTTATCGGTTATCAAATTGGTTACAAGCATGGACATGGCGAGGGCTTTGTACGAGGCCGCAATATTGCTAAAGCGCTACGAGATGCAGAGCTGACAAAATGAGCAACTTTTTAGAGGGTTACGAGGACGTAAACGCACGCATTATTCGCATAAGAGCTCAATACCCTAGCCTGCGCCTAATTGCATATATTGAGGATATAGATATAACAAAAGGTTATGTACTTATTAAGGCTGAGGCCTACAGAGAGTACGAGGACTTAGTGCCAAGCGCTGTAGATTATGCGTACGAGGTGCGATCAGATCGCGGAGTAAACCAGCATTTTTGGGTCGAAAACGCAGTTACGAGCGCTTACGGACGTGTTATAGGCCTGTTAAGTCCAGGCGGTATAGCTCGCAGTACAAAACAGGATATGGAAAAGGTAGAGGCGTTAGCTGCTAAAGATGTAGCGCCGGATAACAGCGATTTTTGGGCTACAAACCCTGCCGCTGCCGCGATCCCCACCCTTGCACAAGCTGTAACTACACTAGCTGAGACAATGGGCGCAACAGAGCCAGGTGTGCCTAGCTGTAATCATGGGCCGCGTGTGTGGCGATCAGGCGAAAAAAACGGCAAACCATGGGGCGTGTACGGCTGTAGCGAAAAGGTTAAGGCTAACCAATGTGCGCCATTTTGGTATATGCAGACAAGTACAGGCTGGAAGCCACAGCTATGAGCGGCTATGTAGAGCTAACGGACACTAAGACAATGATGGCTACGCTGTTTAAGGATGGCGTAGCTGTTAGCACTTATAAAATGGAGACGTGCGATAGATGCTCAGGCATACGACAGTTTGACAAGGGTGGCTATGTCGTAAGTGATCCAAAAGAAAATATGGTGTGGTTTTGTAAGGAGTGCCGATAATGGAGATCACTCTTACAAGAAACGAGGAGTTTGCAGCTCATATAGCGGCAATATCGTTAGCACTTAAAAACCCTGATTACTGGACTAGCCGAGATGGTGTCTTTACTGCCGATCAGTCAGGTCTAGACATACACCAGTTTATAGCACAGGATGCACAGAGCATAGGTAGTGAGTGGGCTGTAGCAAAGGCTTTAGGTAAAGAGTTTAACCCCTCTTTAGAGAAAGGTAAGCGCATAGCAGATGTTGGCGATGACTTTGAGGTTAAATGGACATGGCGCGACTACGGCAAAATGATAATACAAGAGTGGGATCGAATTACAGATAGAGCTATTTTAGTAACAGGCAAGTCTCCACACTACTGCGTAAGAGGCTGGCTACCGATTACAGAGGCACGTAATCCTTTGTACAGAGATGCCATACAGCCTAATTGGTGGATACCACAATCTGCCTTACGAACAATGGCCAGTCTATGACCGATCCGATCCGCTTTGAGTGCCGGAAGTGTAAAAAGGTTACAGATCAGATAGAGCGCATAGTGACCGATAACCTGCCGCCTAACGTCAAAGTCCTACAATGCACTAGATGTAGCTGTATGAGTGTGTGCTTATTAGAAAGCCATGTAGAGGCCACACAATGACAGAGGACACTATAAAATGTACCAGGTGCGAAAGTGATACGCCTGAGTCAGAGCTTATAGAGCTTGGATCATGGTGGCTATGTGGGGTCTGCTATGACGATATTTAAGGCTGAACAACCTATGAACAACTTATACACAGGCAACGATCTATGAAACCCTGGGGGCAACAAAACACACGATGCCGGATTTGTGGGAATAAAACTACACAAACTTACGAAACAGCTGCTGTTATTCCTAATGACGAGGGCAGTGAGTGGGCTAGGTTCTTTGAGCGTTTATGTTCTGTTTGTTTGTATTGGTCAGCTTTTGTTTATATTGACAATGGGCAAACAAAGGTAATTATAGATGCTTAGTTATCCACAGAGTTATCCACAGGCAACTGTGGACAAAGCAACACACCGAGGTCAATCCTTGACAGGTAAGCCTGTGAGATCGTTATACTTAAAATATATAGTATTTTATAAAGATATAAATAAAGATAAAAATAAATATAAAAATAAATATAAAAACATATTATATAAAAGCGTCATAGCTCTGTTAATAGTGATTTTAACTAACAATCTAACAGTAAGTGCTAATGCAGTTAATCCATCTATAGAGTTATATAAGCTCTTTGCTCATATGCAGTTAGCAGATGATAAGCAGTACAGATGCCTGGTACTGCTATGGCATAAGGAAAGCAGATGGTCAGCTACAGCTGATAACCCTAAGTCCTCAGCATATGGGATACCTCAGCTGCTTAAGATGACAGAGCGCGATCCATATAAGCAGATACTGTTAGGCCTCAAGTATATTAAGGCAAGGCATAAGACCCCTTGCTTAGCACTAGAGCATCATAAGAAAGGTTGGTATTAAGTGGCCAAGGCAGGTGATCCACGTATCCAGCGTGCCTACAGGTACGCCTTTAGAGACAAGATATTACGCCGAGATAACTACATCTGTTATTACTGTGGGCAAGATGCTAACCAGGTAGATCACGTTATCCCGATCTCAGCCGCACCTGAGCTAGTGGTAAATGCTGACAATGCTGTGGCCTGCTGTAAGCGATGCAATACAAGTAAGGGTAATAGGTCACAGGCGGTTTTTTTAGCCAAGATGGCTACAGATCGGAAGA